TCTAATCCATCATAATTGGCCATTGTTCCAGCCTGTACATACTTTTTAATATATTTTTTAACACCCAGTTGTTTTGCATCTAATGCGTGTCTAATTTCGTGTAATACTGTTAATAAAAATTCTTTAATTGTCCTATAAGATGGTCGTAAAGTAATCAAATCTTTTTCTGGTATATATTCCCCATATACTTTACTTGATCCAAATTTAATTTTAGACCTTAACCCATATGACCTAACCAATTCACTTGCTAATTCATGGTAATCCACTCTTTCTACAAGTAAATCTTTTAGTTTAATCATCTTAATACCCTATTTGTTTCTCTTTAGTGCCGCTAATACTTGATAAATTGTAAAATTATCTTTTTCAAGATAGTGTTTATCCTCAGGATTCTTGATAATTTTTTTTATTTTATTAATTTGAGATGGTTTTAATTTTACTTTTTTTTGTTTTTTTAATATATTTTCTGGTGATGTACCCCCACCAGCATAAAAGTTTTGAACCAAATCAAAATCAATAACTTTCCACTTACCACTTGAGAATCTATCTATCACCAACTCTATCTGTTTATTGTTATCGTAAGCGCTTCCTACTTCTACAGATTGTTCATTTAATAAATCTTTTAATTTAATCATTTTAAATACTCACTATCATATACAAATCCAAACCATCCACCAAATTTCATTTTCAATGCACGAATAGCCTGTTCCCAATCTTTACTGGTGTTATATAATACAGAATCACGTGTAGAAACTTTATGTTTTTGTCTAAACATCTTTAATAGTGTTTCTGAATCCTTAATGATTTTTTCAGAAAGTTTCTCCATCTTTGTTATTTCTGATTTCGAAACTCCAATAGTTTCTTCGGTTAATTCTTTTTTAACCATTTCTCTAATTTTTTTTCTTACCACAATTTCAGATAGTTCATCTTTAGCGGCCAATAAATCATTTTTGGATACTCTAATTCTCTTTTTTCCGATTTCTCTCGGTTCATCTATATTGAATGTTTTCATAATTTATCTCGGTGGATTATAATCCCAAGGCCCCCAATGTTTTTGTTTTAATATTTGTAGTCCCATTTGTTCAGAAGTATACTTATAAAGTTTATGTGGTTTAACTGGTATCTCACCTAACTCATAATATTTCTTTTTAGATATTTTAATATCTTTTCCATTACTGAAATCCAATACCGTACCACCCTTTTCAATCCAACAATGTCCAAATGGTTTTCCATCTCTTGGTAATATTGCAACGCCGTGAACCAATCGATAAGAATCATCTTTACCAATCATCCATCTACCATTTGCTGCGTAACAATCACCGTTTGGCATTTTATACTCTCACTCCATAAATAGGTAATGATGACTTCTGTTCTTGTTGTTTAGATACCCATTTTTTATGTTGAGCTGCAGTTCTACCTTCAACTGACCACTTCTTATTTAAAAGTGCTTTCTTACGTTTTCTTTGTTTAGCTTTACTATTTGGCATTATTCTTCTTCAACTTTCTCTTCTGTTTTCTCTTCTGTTTTACCACCCATAACTTTCTCTATTCCAGCTATTCCGAAACAACCCAATGTAATATATAGAAAACTATTATACACAAAATCATTAATGGGTAAATCCATACCCATATAGCCTGTTACTAAATCCATAATGCTATACATAGTCATTACAGCAAATGACATAAAACCTATTATTGTTTTTTCATTAAATTCATTCTTGTCTTTAAAAATGTCTTTAAATGCCATTTTATCTTCCTATTTTTCTATTATAATTTACTCCAAACGTCCAATTTACTCCATGCATCCATAAATCTTACAAATCCATACATAATATACAGTAAAATACTTCCTGCAGCCATTAGTAATAAATATTCAATAGTATTTAAAATTGTTTCTATTTTCATTTCCAATCCCAAAGTTTGACCATATTATAAGTTATTCCAAATCCATATATAGGCGATGTTAATCCTGTATTACTATCGTATGTGATACCCAATACAGGCCCTATTGAAATTTGATTTCTTGGTGGTGTTAATTTAATCACCTCACTTTGACCACCTTTTATTCTCAAATTCAAAAATTCACTATCAGGATAAACAGCTTTAAATTCATATTTATCCAATTGTTCTATTTCAGGTGAACCTAAAGTAATCTCACCCTCAAAGTCAGTTATAGTTTTAGATTCAACCACTTTATTATCTCGAATCCGCAACCCAGTTCTACCGAATACTTTAATATAATTATCTTGTGTTCCAAATTCCTGTAAAAAAGGTATGGTTGAAGATTCTACAGTTAATAACTCTAACCTCATAGATTCTACAGTATCTATTAAGTTTTCTAATCTTTGTTCATATTCGTTACTCCATCGAACTAAATCATATAAATCTGTGGATAGTTTCTTAATTTGTGATTCTTTAGTATCATTATCTATTTGTAATCTTATTGTAACTGCAGATAAACTATCAATTAAAACTTCATTAGTATTTATTAGTTGTTCTTGTCTTGCACTATCTTCTTTTAAAAAGTCATACTCTTCTTTAGCATAGTAATATCTAATACTAAAAATACTTAAAACAAATATAACATTTAAAGCTATACCCAATAAGGTATTTCTCGTCATTTTAAACTTGCCGTCGCGTCATCAATTGCTTTTCTTAAAGCACCACCCAATTCACTATTACTAAAAGGAACACCATCTTCTTCAATTTGTAAACCCATAGCAGATATTTTTGTTTCAATCTCACCCATACCTCTACCTGTGGTTACTTTACCAGTCGCATTCTCTGTCAACAACACATTCATTCTTACTTGTGTTTTATCTTTTCTGCGATTGAATATACCAATAATACTAAATGCTTCGTTAGGTCTACCAATGTAAACTATCTCAGCAGATACAGTAAAATTAGCATCACTATCATCAGTTAGAATATAATCACTTTCTTGAAATTGTTCCTGTAGTAATTGTTGTATTCCCATAGTGATTCTATCATCTTTTATACCAACATTCTCACTTGTTCCAACAAATTTAGATACGGTTAATGTTGGTCTAATTAAATCAGCATCTACAATTGCAGGCACTGGTAGATTATTAGCTTTAGCTTCTGCTTTTGCAGCTTCTCTACGTTCTTTAGCTGCATTTTTTAATCTTTCTATTTCTACTTGACCATTAGCTACACTACACATCATCACTGCCAACACTCCAAAAGTAAGTAACTTAATTCCCCATTTTGTAACCTTACTTTTTAGTTCATTCATTGTATACTCCTAACAATTACAATTTTCACAAGTGCAATTTTCACATTCACAATTTGGATTATCACATACGTTTTTCATTTTATTTCTCCTAAAAATAAGTTCCAAATAATATACTGAAACTCTTACCTCGTTCCCCATAATCATTAACTACGGTGTTATATCCCATTGAAACACCTAAATTAAATGAGAAAGCCGTTCCTAATTTCCAATCCATTGATATGGTTGGCATAAAAATAACAGGACTTCTCAGTAATAAATATCTATCTCCTGGATTATTACCTTCATAATATCTCATTAGAGTATAGGCAATATAGTTAGAAAATGTAATTGTATTTCCACCCATTATCTTAAATGGAAATCTTTGTCCATATACCATCGTTAAATTTCCAAAATTATTACCACTAACTCTTCCATATGTGCCTGAAAAAACAAATGCTTCAGCATTTTTCTTTTGTAATGATTTGGCATATGAAGTAGATAATAACCAATCCCATCCCTCAAATGTTTGATATGTTAAAGCACTTCCATTCAATACTACATTTTGTTTTTTGGCTTTGAACTTAAATCCTTGACCATATGTGAGAGAACCTTTTCTGAAATCATTAGTAAAATTAAAATTACCATCGTGTCTTTTTCTACCATCAAAACTTGTTGCAGTATAAACACTATTGAAAGATGTTATCCACCTTTCATCACCTTGTGTAGAACGAATAGCATAATTAACCTGTTGTGGTGTAGATGAAATATCTTCTCCACCACCTTCATCCTTACTAAATTGCTCACTAACATTTTCTGCAAGTACTGAAGATAATAACTCTTCTGCTACTTTAACTGCACATGGAAATAAATCTTCAAAATCATTAAAGACATTTTGTGCCCAATCTTCTATGGCATATATTGGTACACCAGTTATTGGATCACGTCTTACTATTTCTAATGCCTCTTCTAAGGTAAAAAACTTAGTACGGTTATAATAAGTTACTTGAAATCCTTTTTGATCTCCTGTAATTGTATAATTACTACGAACTACAGTTTGTTGACAAGGGTCTACGTATGAATAGAAAAAGGATTGGGCAGAAACACTACTCCACAATAAAAAAATTAATATTAGTTTCTGCCACATCCATTTTACCAACCCCTACGGTCAATTGCTTTTATAACATTGACTACGGCTGTCTCCATAGCTTTATTTGATGCGGAACTTAAAGAAGATTGATTCCAAGCCATATTAGGATTCATAAGAAATCCTCTACCTACGGTTGAAGCTCTTCCTTGACCACTACCAACAACATACTGTGTATTCTCATTGTTAATCAACTTAACCTGAATACCAACTATTGTTTCATTGATAGTCTCCACCTTACCAGCTTTTATTTCTTCTTTTAGATTGACAGCAAAATCATAAATGGTTACATAACCAGAATACTTTGCCGTTGTGATTTTAGCCTTATTAGCTTTCAAATCATTTCTGATAGCTAACTGCATATCTCTGTCGGCTTCAATCATATTAAATCTACCGATATAAGATACAACGTTCTGAAGTTCTTGTGTTAGACCGAAAGCAACTCTCTTCTCTGCTAGTTCAGGATATCGTTCTTCCATATCTTTATTAGCTCTTACTTCAAGTATTTTTAATCCATCTACTTTAGTTACGACAACTTCATCCATTGATTTTTCTTTTTCATACTCACCTACATATTGTTCTGTTTGAACGGAAGCCGCACACCCAATTATATTAGACATTACGAATCCTAAAACAACAAACAATACAAAACGATAATTGTTTTTCATTGTTATCTCCTATTTAAAATCTGCTAAAGGGTCTTTAAGTAGTTCTTCTAACTTCTTAATTTCTCTTTTCAAACCTTTGATTTCATTGGTTAAGTTAGCTACATCTTTATCATAAGATTTAACTTTAGGTGTTTTTAAGTTATCAAGTTTATCACGAAGATACTTGATGTCTTCATCATATGAATCAAGTTTAGAAGTTACCAATTCTATATCACTTGCATCTGCAAATCCTGTTACTATTTCTTCTAATCCATCAATACGACCAGTAAACGAATACCAACCTGCTATTCCTGTGGATAGAACCGTTACAAGAGCTATGATATTTTGGATTGATAATCCAAACTTTTTATTCTTCATCTCTTCTACAGCGGATTCTGCATCCACTACTTTATTTTTCGCCATTTTACAACTCCAGGTTTATTGTTAATCTAATTGTGTTACTCAACGGTAACGTCTTGTCTCCATAAATATAACTCATACCAACAATATACTTGTCATATTTAAAATCTAATCCAAATGTGGGATAAGTTAATTCGTGCATATCATCCATATAATATCCAACTTTTCCCCACAACATATTTTTATAATTATAACTTGTTCCAACACCAAATGTTTGATGTTTTTCCATTTTATTAAATTGACCATAAAACATAAAATCTTTATATGGATATGTTCCAGCCACATTTACACTTGTGGGTAGTTCTGATTTATAACTACCGAACTTAGGTGCAAATCCAAAGTTACGAACCATAACATCTAAATCTAAATCTTTATACACTTTAGGAAAATAACCACCAACTCCAAATACTAAACCGTTTGCTTTTTGAGTATGTAAGTCGTGTGTTATTAGTTTTACATCTAACCCTAAGTTATATTTACTAACCTTACGTGCATAACTAAAACCATATACTGCACTTAATGGTGTGAATTGTCCTTCTATAATTCCACTTTCATTTGTTTGATTTTGTTCTCCATAATTAAAGAACATAATATTAACTCCAAATGGGCCTCTATCAATATTTAAGAAATTATAACTCATATCATCTACAATATTAGTCATCCAATTTACTCTACTAAAACTGAAATGGTCTTTATCAAAAAGATTACGGGCTGGGTTCATCATTGGTAACATTACATTACCAATAGAACTTACTTGAGCAGTTGGTGCTAAGGTTAATATTCTATTTGCTTGTGCGAATATACTACTAAAAAGTAGTAATGTCAATAGTATTTTTTTCATTATTTCACCACCGTAAATTTATTAGCTTTAATTCTATTATCTGTTTGCATTACAAAGATATAAACTCCTGGTTCTAATTTTTGATGATTTTCATACACACTCACATCAGGCAACCAAACCGTTGGTTCATTTGTAAAATCAAATGTATGTAATCCAGTCAACACGTGTTCATTTAAAAGTGTTCCTATTCTTTGTCCAATAGAATTTAAAATATATAATTGAACATCTTTTGGTTCATCTAAAAAGAATTGAAATTTAGTATTCTCTATAAATGGGTTTGGATAGTTATATGTTATTGCTTCTTCATCTGGTTTTCCACCACCAAATGCCCAATACTTATTCCATACCCATACTTCACCATCACTCTTACTCATAGTTAAGTCTCTACCTGCAGGTGTTCCAGCTGCGTGCTTACCAATAAAATTTATTGGAGCTTGTGTCCACTCAGTATCAGGAAACGCTGCTTCAAATACTAAATTTAATCCTACAATCTCTTTATCAATCCAATATCTTTCTGGTGCATTACTTGGTGAATAATCTACACCACCAAACGAAACCCTTTGCCAATTATTTACGGGTTCGTGAACATTTACATATGTCATCCACGGGCCTGGTAAAATATCTGTTTTCATATCTATAAAATGTAATACCGTTGTATCAAACTCAACTTCAAATTCAAAACCAGATATAAGAACTCCCGCTCTCGGTGTAATAGTTAACGGAACTTCTATCTGATTACCTGATTGAACTCTAACTGTAGAATCAGCGGGTAAAGAAAGAATAACGTCAACATTCTTAGATTTACTTAATATTCCTGGTGTATTATCTCCTATATTAATTTTTTGATTCCAGTTAGCTGGTGCATTACCTACCGCCCCCCACCGATAATATGTTGTGGTATTAGTTTGTGTCTGATATGCATCACTACCAACTTTTGTACCTGTAGTGTTTATATCACCTGTAAAGAAATATGATAAACTATCAATCGTGTAATCTGGATTTACATCATTTGTTACTTTATCTGCGTGCCACGTAGAAGTTCCAGCTCCAACATTATAATGTATCGTGTCTAATCCAGTTATAACATCATCCATCAATGGATTTAAAGTTTCTATAGGGTTATATGTTAAAGCTTGAGCTTGATTAAAATCTCCATCTTCAAATACTGTAAACTCATATTTTTGTAGTCTTGATTGTCCATTTAAAGTTTGATAATATCCACGAGCTGTTGGTGTTCCAGCTACGTGAAACGTATCTATTGTAGACCAATCCTCATAAGAGTTTCCATTATGGTGTGTATAGTTATTCATTATTCCTGATACATAACTCCATAATATATAAGTGTCGTTTAACTGAAATAAATCATCTCCGTCAACATCACCAATAAAGTATTCAATAGAATTTAATGTGTCTATTCTACCACCACCACTATTATAATTGTGATGTTTACCTGATTGGAAGTTAAATGACATTATAGCATCGGTTACATTTGTAATTTGATTTCTATCTAATTCAAGTTGAACGTGGTTTTCAATATCATCACTTGCATCAGGAGGCCAAAATGACATTCGGTATCCATTGTTTCTTGGTAACTGTATATTATAATATCCATTAGAATCTGTATAAGTTGAATCATAATAAGATATACCAAGAAATCCCTCTGCGGGCACTACTTGGTCTGCTATTGTTGTTTTTTTAAGATAAAAATATCCTGGAGCTCCTGATTGATAATTACCAATAACGTCATCGGTAGTATTAGTTTCTGTTGTTGTAGTAGCATCTGTAATTGATTCTATGTTATACCAATTAGAATAAGAATGTGGATTACTTTGGTCTAATTCAAATTTTATTTTCCAATATGGATATGTGTTGTCTGTTGCTGTAGTGAATGCTGCTGCAACGGCTCTACCTTTACCTTGAACATATCTTAAATAACCCTCTACATCTACTAACTTTGGATGTAATGTAATATCACCACGTGCACCACCTATACCAACTCCATCTTGTCCTGTGTTACCATCTATATAAATTTGATATGTAGTTAGATAATTTCCATTTGTTACATAAGTATAATATCCAGTTCCAGCTAAATATTTAGTTGCTACTCTAAATGATTTAGCAGAAAAATTATCTACAACATCTTTTATTCTAAAATGTAATTTTAATAATTCTGTTTGAGTAGAATCTCCATTACCAAATGTGTGCGTATTTCCATTATGAGAAACCATTGTGATTCTTAACCAATCATATCGAGCATCTGTAATAGATTTTGAAGTATCTTGTGTTCCACCTGCGGCTAATGAATCAGCATATCCTACATCAGCATACCTAACAACTTCGTAAGAGTAATGTGCAGCTGCTGCACTATCTCCTTCAGTCCAACCATTTATATATGCACCTTTCTCTACGTGGGTTGAATCGTGAGTCCAATCTATTAAATCATTATCAAATACTAAATCTAAACGAAAAGCAGTTACATCGGCATCGTTGTCATCAAGTGTAACAGCAATTGTCATTACTGAATCTCTCCAAGCATCAAAGTTATTATTCTTATACGCAACACCTCTAGTCTTACTTTTATAAGTACCGTTAGTTGGATTAGCTAAACCAGTAGTATCATCTGCTAAAAATCCTCTTAGCTTAAAATTTTCTTGTGCTCCCCACCAATACTTTGGTGTGTTATACTCCCTTGATTGCATAAGTCTAATTATTGGTGTCTGAGTATATACGAAACTCATCACCATCAAGAGGCTTAATAAAAATTTACGCAATGTAAATCTCCTCGTTATGTTCTAAGTTAAGTAACCTTTTAGAATAAAAAGGGTTTTGATTTATTCCTTACATATAAATATTATATATATAAGTTATAATTAGTTTATTGGATGTATTAATTTGTATTAATTTGTGTCGAATTTCACAACAAAATTACTTATAAATCAAACCTAATAGTGAATGCCATGTCATATTTTTTTGATTTTTTTATTGGTTTGGCAAGTTTTGAAACTGCTAATAAATCATCATTATCGTTATATAACCCTATCGTAGTTACATAAGTATGAAAATCTGAATGTGATACAAAATTTTCTAACTTAAATGTAGGTTTTATTAAAGTATTTTCTTGATACTCTTCATATTTTGTATAATGACCAATTGCAGGATATGCACTTGAAGTTCTTTCTAACCCTTGTCTAACGTCTGGAAAATATTCTAAATTAGAACCTACCCAATCAGAACCAGAACCTTCAAAAGTTGCACTTTTATTTGTTGGGGTGTTAAATTCATTTTTCTTTGCTATGACTAAATATTCGTGTTCGTATATTGTTTGAGAATTTTCAAATTCTAATTCCCAACCATCAGAACCAGAACCTAAACCCACTTCATTATAACTACCTGTATCTGTTATACAAACTAATCCATGTTGATAAAAAACATTTCCAACTAAACTACCACTATTATTACTGTCTGGAGTTCCTGCTGCATAACTTGAACTAAATGCAGTATCGTACATATTGCCATAACCATCATCAACCAACACAAGTGTTTGTGATGTACTATTATCAAGTATTCTTACACTACCTGGATATATCTGTTCTCCAAAAAATTTACGGGGAACATTAAATACTTGTACTGAATCGTGTAATTGTCGTCTACGAGGTGTAGAAAGAGTTGTTTCATTAGGTCTTGGCCAAGCAAGTTCTAAATCATCAAAAGTTTTATCGGGTTGTGGACAGTTTGCAGACCATGGATTAGGTGTTTCTTCACCTTTTACATATAAGTGATGAATTGATCTCCATATTGGTTTATGATACCAAGTACCAACACTATACCATTCATCTTTTCCGTGTCCTAAAGATTTAGATTCTTCACTAAATGCACCAATTGATTGTGAGGCCGCACTGGCAGAGTTAAACCCCAACAAACTTCCACTATGTCCTTCAAGAACAAAGACACCACTTCCAGAATCTACTTCTGTAAAGGAATATGCCTTATGAACCTTAAAGGGTGTGAATTTATAATCCCCAACACCAAGGTTCTTAAACATCCTGTATCTCCCTTAGAAGTCTAATCTGACTTTTACTGTTGCTTCTCTTGAGGGTGTTTTTAAGAATGGTTTGGAAAGTTTAGCGACTGCTAATAATTCATCTGTACCATTATACAAACCAACTGTAGTTACATAAGAACGAGGATCGGTTAAGAAATTAGGATTAGTTAAATCTCCATTACTTCCTGTAAAATATGTTGGATTTTGACTATAATTAAACATATTGTTTTTAACTCTACAGAAATAATGAGTTGATTTAATTTCTTCTTCACGTCTTGCTTGAAAATATCCCGTACCAGATGAATCTGATTTAAATGCTTTAAACAACTTACTATGATTAAAGTCATCCGCGTTATCTGAATATGCAGTTCCTAAACTTACACCACTTACCGTGCCTGCGGCTTCTGCTGGTGCATCATCTAAGAGTTTTCTATCAAGATAAATCACACCTAAATATGGATAGAATCTACCATAATATTTCTTAGTAGTTCCAGTACTATATCGGTATGCGGATGCTCCACCTTGAATTGAACCAGACACTACATTAAAATATGTAGATGCCTTTCCAGTTTCAGGGTTTGTAGTTGCATCACTATCATCAATTAGGCTTAATCCTTCAGCACCAGCTGGCGTTCGTAAATCTATTTGCCAGTTACCTGGATCCATTTTCTCTCTCATTCGGGCTCTTGCCACACTAAGAAAATATCCATCAGTAGAACTTGATTCTGCTCCCGTTGCCCCAATTTTAAAATATGTTTGGGATGGGGGAAGTATCAGATTCTTAAATTGTCTATAAATTGCCTGACTTGGATTATTACCTGATTGAGCATTCTTTGAACCACTTCCTGCGAAGTGTCCGTAAGCAATACTAAATTGTACCTCTGATGTAGTTGAAGATGTTACTTCGTTGTGAATATCTAAATAATATTCACCACTGCTTCCACTTTGTAAGGATGATGTAAACATCCCTGCTGTTGTGGATGTAGCATCTAATTTAATTGCTCCACCAGACCACATTCCAGTAGATACCGTTGATGTTGTTTCTTGTACATCACTTTGGCCGTCGAATTCAACAAATACTGCCATTTTTAACTCCTGTTATAATAATTTAATTTTTTTGTCATTACCCTACTCAATATTTACTATCTCTCTACTGGGTTTCTTGGCCCGGTCGTTTTACCAATTCCTTTACTTGATAATTTTGCCATAAGTGCTGCTGCTTTCTTTTTCGCTGCTGCTGCGGCGGCGGCTGCGGCTAATGCGGATGTTGTGGCTGCAGTTGCTACCGATGGGGATGCCTTTTTCTTTTTCTTTGGTGCAGGATCCTTACCTAGTCCTAGGTTTAGGTTGCCTAAATTACCCAAATTACCTAAATTAGCTAAATTCGATATTCCACCCGATCCAGCTAACTTCTTTAATGCGTCTGTATCTATCATATCCCTTATTTCCTTTATGTTGGAAGGTAGGGGTGGCTCCACTTCATCCATTATATCTGGAATATCCAGTATTTTTTCTTCTTCTATTAAGTCAAGTTTTTCTATAATTTTTTCTTCTTTTATTATTTCTATAAGTTCCTCTGGTACTTGATTTGGGTTAAAGGTTTCTACAATTTGTCCACTTTCACTTAATGTAACCGCCCCACTATTACTCTGTATTGGTGCGTGTCTCCTACCCGCCTTAATTTTTAATTTAACTTTTGTTTCTTTACCAGTTTTTGAACCTTGTAAAGTTACATATACTTCTCTTTCAACAAAAGAATTTTTATCTGTTGGAACATTGGGTTTAAGAAATATTCCTATTTTTCTTCCTTGTTTTACTGATAATGGCATTTTATTATTGTCCTCCTAAGTAGGCCTTTTCTCGGATCGTACATACGGTGATGCTATCGTATCTCCTTCAACAAATATATCAACAAAAGAATCATCACTCAAAGTTATTGTATAGTTTTCATTTCCACCTAAATTTAATGTTTCGGGTGAAAGAACTATATTTGATAATGCACCTTCTAAATTTAATACATCGGGCAATCCAGTAATTTCTTGCTCAAATCTACTCTGATTTATTTCACTTGTTAAAAGTGTTTTCATAGTAGAACTTGTTCCATCTTCTGTAGCTGCCGCTGTTCTTGTAAATGCCTCTAATACAGGCATTCCTAAAATAGAAGAATCAAAATAATCAGGACCCCGTGTATCAGTAACATTAAACATAGAATAATCCACTCCATCATCAGATAGTGCAAATTTAACTATATTTAAATTGTCACCTTTAGATAAAAGTTGTCTACCTCTATCAGTTAATACGGCGTCTACAAATATTGCTTGGGATTTATCTAAAAAACTCATATATTATTAACTCGCTGACGTTACTGTTACAGTTATACTGGCTGTTGCACCACTTGTTCTACCTCTAACTATCAATGTAGTTTTAGCGGGTGAAATCGTGGAACTAATTGCCTTACACTTAATATTAATAGTATCTCCCTTTTCCCTGGTAGTAATAGTTTGAGAACTTCTAAATTTTGTTCTTGACTCACTATTAAATCCACCTGAATCCGTTTCGTCACCATTAAGATATAAGAATGCTACATTGGTATTCAATAAAGTATAAGAATACGTTTCCGCCTGTTTTAAATTTTCAGTTGTTGGATTTATAGTAACTGCTGTTCTTGTTCCTCTACCATCATTACCTGTTTGGTTAAATGATAATGAAATACCATTATTTACTTGGTCTTCTATACCACTCAAATATGCCATTTGAGTTGGGTCTGGTGAACCTTGTAAATGTGTAGTATCTGCAAGAATTTTAAACTTCATAACTGACGCTTCGTTAGTTACAGCCTCCAAAATTGGCATATTTTCCAATACTGCCCCATAATAATCTGAACCAGATGGGTGTCCTGGATTCCATAAGGTATAATCTATTTCATCATCACCTAATGCGAATTTTGTTATATTGAAGCTACCATCACCCTTAGCTAACAACTCACGACCTTTTGTTGTTAGAATAGCATCTAATACTTGTGTTGTTTTGTTTAAATATCCCATATATTAATTCCTGATTTTACTGTTTATTTCCATAGAAATACTTGAATTGTCTACGTGAAACCGTTTATTAAAAGTTAATCCTTCAAGTATAAATATTAAGTTTTTAATTAAGTTAGTCATCTTTTGCAATATCCAATGTATCTGCTCCAGTATCTAATTCAGTTGTTAATTTAACATTTGCCGAATCAAAAGTAGTGGCAACATATGGATTGGTTAATACCATAGTAACTGCATCATAGACAATTTGACCACTTAAATCCTTAGAAGGTAGTGCAGTTTCTTTAGTATTTCTACATCCTACAAATTGTAATCGTTCTAATGCTAAAACATCATCCGCCTGATTTTCATAACTTGATGAATTAAACGATACTCCACTTGCACTTCCTTGTAAAAAATGTTCTTTAGTACTATAAGTAAATACTTTCTTTTTATTAAATTTAGATGTTCTCTGTTCGTCAATCATAGCAATACTTTCAGTAAATATTGAACTAACACCACCTTGACTCACATAACTTCCTGAAAAATCACTTCCATAACCTCTTGTCATATGTCCAAAACTCATTATTGAACCAAAATGACTTGCCTTTCTCTCTATATAATCCTCATAATATTTTAATTCGGCTAAATTATCACCACTCAATATTCCCATATATTCTATTTCATTCTCTATTACGGGATTTTCCCCATGTAATTCAAATACATCACTACCACTATTTCTCAATTTAGTTAATGTATCTTCAAATACTGGATATTCTCTAAAAGTTTTTTCTCGTGCAATTTTATTACGTTCTAATATATTATTTTCAATCAATACACCTACGGTTGCTTTAGCTCTAGCAGGTATCAATTTCTTAACTTGACTGAAAACACTATGGTCGAAATAATTTATTAATCTCAAATAATCCCAAAAATTATTACTTCCGTTATATTTTCTCCAATACTTATCTGCAGTTTGTTTCAATCCACCATACTTATCATAGGTTTCTCTTGCATTATCTCTTGGGTCACCTAATTTATCTTCTAAATCTAAATCTGATAAAGTAAAAATAATATCTTCATTAATAACATCAACTGGAGAGAAATATATTCCTAATCTTTCTGAATCTTTTGTCTCTATTGAACCTACACTTTTCTCAACTCTGTATTTTGTTGATAAATTCAAACTACCTTTAAACTCATCTTTTAATTGTCGAGGTGAAATCCTTGCTTTATTTGCACTTCGTCTTATTCCACCAATTGTTGGTAATGGCATTTTCAATCTATCTACTACATTTGAATAATTGTTCTCACTTGCAAAACCTTTTGCAGACCCCGTATATGGATAATTAGAATTTGCTGCCGTATTCCTAATAGACTTCTCACTATCTGCTCCCGTTCCATGATTTGTATCTTCATTAAAAGATAATCGTTGTACTAACTCGTTCATTGAACCTGTAAAATTGTTTCCTACAAAAGATTGTGGTGTTTCCACGTGTGTATCAAAATGTTGTTCATCTAATGGAGTACTCCACAATCTAAATTCCATCATTGAGCCACTCAATCGCATATTATCACTCGGCACTTCATGTACTGAGCCTGATACAAATCCTCCGTGAGAAACGCCTCCGCCACCAACATATAAATCTCCATCTTGTTCCCAACTACCAGAATAAGATGCAGATGCTGCGTTTGATAAACCATCAATAATAAGTGATTCACGAGTTTGGTATTGAATAACATCTCTACCCGCATCAAATTGTTTAGCAATCAAATCAAACTTTAATGCTCCAGTTCCTATTTGTCTTAACTCTCCTTTATCGAAATATATTGTTTGTCCGTTTGTTTCATTATCTAATCTCACACCAATAAATTTTGTTTGTGGGTGTGATATTTTTGCCCTAACGGTATATTTTTCCCACTTAGTTCCTATTCCATATGATGCTGGATGTAATGCTCCATATCCCCAATTTTTCTTTTGAGATGGATAATATGTATAACTTTCTTCTAATATATTTCCTTTTTCACCCAACTCCATAATCCACATTTGCATATTAGCACCACCAGTTTTAGACCGTGCATAAACACTAAAATCAAATTCCTCGGCAAATGATGCGGATGCTACTCTTGCATCTCCATAAGTACTTACATTAGTACCATCATCATTATTTGTAAATGGATAAGTGTATGCCTCTCCACTTGACTTTGTATTTTTAAATCCTAAACTATAAAGACCATCAAAAATATAAGAACTTTGTGAAACAACTTCTAATGTTCCACCATCTCCTACCGATTCAAATGGTGTTTGTAAACTTCCTGTTTCAAAATTGTATGAACCTGTTACCATTCCTACAGAACCAGAATGTATTCTTGTAGAGAATATCTCATCATTAACCAATTCTTTCCGTAACATCACCGACCAATAATCACCATTAAAAAATGGTAGTGCAGAACTTGTAACTTCTTTAATTTCTTCAGCTGGTGCACCAGATGCCTGAGAGCCACTAAGTGAAAATACTATGGAGGCCATATTATCTACTGAACCATTATCTTTTAAATGTATTCCCCATCCAGCTTCACGGGAGCCTCTATCCATATGAACCAACTGCATATTAGAACTTGATACTGCCTTAAATCTAAACTCAACTGTCTTTGGTTTCATACCAGTATCGGTAGAATCCTTCCACTTTGTATGAACATATTGCGATGTTTTAAAATCTAACGCCTTTGAAAATCTACGAACTGCTTCATAGTTGGGATTAACTTCATTTTTAGTTGGGCCACCATATTCTCTTACTCGTAATATTGTAGATGGAATACCATAACAAGTTATCAATCCTTTTAATGCCTTTAACGTTCCTTTAGCCTTTAAAAACAATGGCATATTTGTTAATATTCGTTTCCATACTTCCTTACTAACATCTCCCAATGGTACTGATGAAGAGGATGTTATAGTATTATCTTGAGCAACTAATTTACCAGTTGTATATTCATCTAATTGTACTAAATCATAACCATCATATAATTGCCAACCAAGAGATTTAGCTATCGTAGAAGCTAACTGTTTAGGTAATCCTTTAGTTAATGATTCTTCTCTATCATAAATTGAGGGTAATTCATCAATATAATTTTTAATGTTATCAAAATGTTGTCCTAACATTTTTACTAATCTTAAAAATACTTCATTTTCACTATCTCGTGATATATGTTCAGGCATATGATAAATTAAATAATCTCTATTATAATAATCATAATTTGATGCACTTACTTTTTGATTTTCATACCAAGTATCTGCTACAGATTGTGTTGAATGATATAGAACATATGGTTTTGAAGTATTCTGTTTGGGCCAAGTAGCATCAAAATGCATTCCAAAACTACTTGTGGTAAAAGAAGCACTTTCATAATAAAGATATTTCTCATACCCATCAAAATTATTCTTTAATTCATCTATTTGTAATTCTAATGAATCTAATTTTTGTTGAGAACCAGTCACTACCGTGTTAGGATCATTTCCTAATGCTCCCGAGCCTGTATATAATCCACTAATAGAAGAACTTTCTTGTTCGTATCCTTCAAGTTTTTCTAACTTATATTTAAAATTTGATAATCTTTTTTCAGCTGAACTAAAATGTACAAAATTATCATACTCCGAATAATCAACATTTAATTCTGTTTCATTTATACTACCACTAATTACTTTATTTATAATATCCCTATAAAGAGAACTACTTTGAAAAGATAATTCTGACCAATTTTTATATTCAGTTGTGACTGGCTGTATTTGTTCTGATACTCCATCCGAAGTAGGGGGCAATAATATAGTTGAGGGTAATGGAGTCTCTATCCAAGGAATTAACTCTACACCAAAACTCTTATTAGGTATTACTTCTTCTACTATTTGACAAGTACTTCCTATATTATATCGTTCTGGTAACGGTTGATATAATTTTAAAATTCCTGCGTGTCCGCCATTTTTATTATTAACTATTAAACTTCTATAACCATCCCTAAAATACATATATGTTCTAAGATTACTCACAGTAGATTTATTTGTTATAAAAAACATTGGTCTATCTATATAAACTGTATCACTGGTTGGTGCTTCGAATAAAAATAAACCATTTCTTTTAGCGTAGTCTTTTGGTGTTTCTTCTAATACTATTCTATTAAGAAACTCTCCGTCATAACTAACACTTGAAATTTTTCCTGTATAATCAGCGTATCTTTTTACTTCTTCAAAAGTTGTTACTGTGTCTTGTCTTGCTTGTAAATCTCCTAAATTATAATCATCCGTCATATAAAAATAACCTGCTAAATCATTTACAGTACCATCTAAAGCACCCCAATCACTAATATAATTCCCAATCTGGGTTTCTGTTATAGTACTAGCGGCACTTGCTAAGATACCATAATCATCCCAATTCATAGTCAGACCATTAATATCTTTAAATTTTCTTAATACGTCTCTATTTTTAATCCACCACTCTTGAGCCCTATTATGATATTCTACCTCTACGGAGTTATCATGATCCCTTGCTTCGTGCTGCAATTCTTCCCACATATCAATGATAGGAGTTATATGGTTCTGTTGAATTGCCTGTTTTAAAGACATTCCAACAATCAACACATTACTTAAAAACTCCCCTGATGCATCTTGTTGTAATACACCAAGATTAGGAAGCCAAGAATCTGCAGCTCCATCATATATCCATTGTGCCAAATCACTAATTGTTCCTGTTTGAGATCCCACGGGTGGTATGAGTGGTCTTGCCTCTACTTCAGTTTTCGTTACAATTTCTGTCTTTGGTACTTGTTCAACGGTGGTAACAAACATATCTCGTAATATAACATTGGTAGTTCCTTCAACATAAAATTTATCAAATTGTTCTCGTGTAACTACGTTGGTGGGGGAAGCCGTACCAAACTCTATAGAATTATCGCCGTGTGCTATTTGTCCAGACCTTACTCCTATTCCAGATGTACCAAAATTTTGTTCTGTTATTAGGTCTATATCGTCTATCTTAAGTGAGTTTGGGCTTTGAGTTCTTAAATAATAGGTATAAGTTGGATTAAATAATGTATCTGTTTCTTCTAAATACTTTTCATTAGTAATATCTACATTGGGTGATATAATAACTTCATCTCGTAACGTTGAGATATTATTAATTTCTAATCCTGCATCAACCGAACCCAATATGGTGGTCTCATCTAACACATCCTTATATATATTACCATCTTCTGTAGTTGTAGTGGGGCCAGAATAAAATTCACCGCTTAGATCAATTGAACGAGCACCTGGTAATCCACTTTTTCTTCTTAAAAATTCATATTGTACATTATAAGTTCCTTGATCGAATCCAAGTGTTCTTAAATGATTACCAATATTAAAGATAACTTTACCGTCTGAATCTAAATCAAATGCAGTAGATTTAAATGTTTGTGATAATAAAATCTCTGTACCACCAGAATCTATAACTTTAATTATTGCAAAATCATTTAAAATCGGTTGGCCACCTACTATAAGTAAATCTGTAACAGAAGTACCAAATCCAGTAGTGTTAGTTCCACCCGATGTGACTTTACCTTGAGATAAATTTTGAAGATCTTCTTGTAATAAAATACTTGACATTAGAAGTTTTCGAAGTCTGTATTAATATGTAATGGTATTAAATCTTCATCTATATCTGGTATAGTGTTTGGAACTACAACCTTTTGCCAATTTGTATCAAAATTTTCTCCACTTCCAGAACCAAAAAATAATAATTGTCCTGAATCATTTTCTATCGTGGGATACTTTGTATCTTGTTGGCTAGTTTCTTCTATATAGTTATCAACATACGTCATCATTTTATCAAAATTATCAGAAAATTGTTTTTGTTTTAATGAACTATATAAAGGAACATTAGGTAATTCACTTTGTTTATATGGCATTATTTCTCAACCTTGAATGTAAAGTCATTATCATGAATATCATTAATTTCTCCTATAGTCCCACTACCACTTACAAATCTGTATAACACTTTGTAATACCTTTCTGCCTGTAATCCATTCATCCAAAGATTAAAGTAATGTCCAGATGAATCACAACTCACTGCAGTATATTGATCAAAAGGTATTATAGTTTCTTCGGTTAGTGCATCCTTAACAGAATAAAATAGAGTTCCACTTGGAAATGTAGTTACTTGTAATGCACGTGGTGTAGTTTCATAAGTTTTTGCAGGATATCTTTGCCTACCCGCTAATCTAAATTTTATTTTTGAATTTTCTTTATATGAATCTCTCATACCTTTCATATAAAAAACTATATCGTCTAATTGAGAACCACTCATTAAAGTTAAAGCTGTAGAACCGGTCGAATATACAAAATCTTTCCAAACTACTTCTAACTTTGGTTGATAAATTGTATTCGTATCTCTTGAAAAGAATTTAAATTGTCCATATTCAGATGAATCTCCTTCGGGACAATTTGAATCTTCATTACCCACACTACCACTTCTCTTTATAATAAACCCCTCATTTGGATAAGCTGAACTCGAATCAAGTAATATACTAATAGGTTCAGTAACATCCATTCTCATATCTGTACTACCATAATCAAAAGATTGAGAAGCATATCTCAAACGTCCTAACTTTCCAGCACTTGCAGTCATGTGAGTTGAAGGATATTCTCCTAATAAATCCCAATTAACACTACCAGTGGTATCAAAATCTCCATACCAAGTTCCACCTACATCATTACTACCACTTATCCATTGAGTGCCATCATTCTGTCCAACTCTATATCTCCAACTAACACCATCAGTAGTTTCTGGGTCATCGTGAAATGTACCTTCACCGGCTGTCCAAGATTGTGAAACAATGTGTGCATATAAAAGTTGTGAAGTTGAGGTCAATCCAGTAGAACCAGCATCATAAAGATTTAAAAAATATGAAGCACTTGGTTCAGATTTATCATTACTTGGAATTAAACCATCCGAAATAAAATTTGAAATTTCTGTTAAATCAAATTTAATTAAAGCTCGAGATACATTGATAACGGTAGCGCTATCATTCATATCTTTACGAACTTCTAATATTTCATCTAATCCAGTATTTCTACTTTGTGTTGCACTACCCTCATAAAGTGTAGCGTCTGCATCTGCGTATATAAAATAATGCATTTAATTATCTCCTAATATACATCACCAACTATTTTACCCTCAATATCTACATTTGGAAATCTAATTTCAAATATTGATGGATCTCTAGCTGGATATATTACTCCATTTTTAACTACCGTGGGATCAGTAAAGTCATATAATACTTCATTGTATCCTTTAGCAGTATTCCATTTGTTTTCTATAACAACTGGTAGATTAAATGGGTTGTCTGTCTTTGGTGGTACAACTCCGGCAACCCCGTCTACATCACTTATAAGATTTGCTATATCGGTTGTTACTATCGGTTGATTGATTTGCCATTTCTCAATTCTAAAATGGTCTTGTATAGCCTTTGTTGCCCGTAATAATACTTCAGATTTATTAAAATTCCTATTAACCAATATAGTATATTTTATTCCTATATTAATAATATATGCATCTTTAATATTAATAGCGTCAGTCAAAATTCTTGTTTCTCCAAGATATCTGGCTAAATTTTGTTTAACCAAATTATTACAAAGAGTTAATTTATTCGAAGCCGTGTATCCAAGAACATACATATTTAATGCTAATGGATTTGACTCTATATTATTACCTATTTCTAATAAATCATTCTGTACCACATATGCTTTAGCAATAGAACCATATTTAGGTGGAAGTGTATATGCTCTAATCACATAATCTTCTTTTGTTACTGACCTACTTTGTGCCTGAAAGAATGCCAATGCATTATTTCTAATTTCTTCAACTGATTCTTCACTCTGTCCTCCAGTAGCCTGGCTCGGATTGGTCACGGTTAATGAATTTTTAGCAGTAGTAACTTCTGATGTAGTTAATGTAGAATCTACTGCCGCGTAGACCAAATTAGACCACGCATTTAAATCTCTTACTTTAGCATTATGTCCTACACCACCACCATGTGCATATGTGACTGTCAATACAGTATTGGTAGGTGCTTCTCCATATGCTCTCGTGTTAGTAAAATTCAATGGGTCAAAAGTAACTCCCAATTTAGTTGGTGACCCTGATATATTACTACCTACTGAAGTTGGGTTTGGTACTATTTCTTCGTCGGGTGCAACCAATATTCCTGCACCAAATCTTAATTCTGTTTTTTTATCGGGTCTACGAAATGTTACATATCGTTTAGAAGTTTTTAATAATTTTAAAACATATGGAGATGTACCTGCAAATTGTACTAAATTTTTATCATTATCTATATTATTCTCAAAATCACTCAATACAGTATCTTGTGCTAAGAATGGAACTTCATACCAAGTATTTCCGTCACTATCTGTTATTGAAATTACTTCTGTGATATCAGTTTTACCTAATAAAATACTATCATACTTTGTAGCTGCACCAAATGGGAATGTTTCCGAAGTAACCTCTCCACTAATTGCCTTAACTCGTTTTGTTATTTTATATCGGGTTGGAGTTCCAGTACTATCAGTTGCTGATACTTCAAACGTTCTTGGACTCGAAGAACTATTTACTTTAAAATTACAATCTTCCAATAATCTATAATCCACTCCAGTAGTATCACTTGAAACACGAGAATTATATCTAATATTAAGTGCATAATCCCAATCTGGTTCTAAATTATCGTCTGTACTGGCAGGTGCCGTATGTGTTAAAGTTAATTCTACTATTGCCGGTGTAATAAATCTTGGTTTGTATCCTAACGATTGTGCTATATTATAAATCGTATTTTTTTCTTGTGCAAATGGTAATAAACTTTCTTTAAAAGTATCATCAATATAATAATTTAATACATCTCCCACATATGCTGCCATTTCCACCATCATCATAGCAGGTGAGGTTTCATTAAAATCATTATAAACTGTAGGGTAGTATGTTTTTGCAAATTCAACTAAATTATTTCTTAAGCTTCCAAAGTCCTTTCCTAAATATTTTACCTGTTTATCAAATTCAGCCATTTTACTCTCCTGTCTCGTAGGTTAAAGAAACTTCTTCACCACTTGTTAAATCATTTTTTAAACTAAAATTTACATCAACATTCAATCTATTATCAATTTGTTCAATAACCGTTTCATTAACGGATATATATGGTAGCCAAATATCAACCGCCTCTTTAATCATTTCTTCAACTCTATCAGGTATATCTGTACCTATGTTTTCAAATATCAACGTATGTATATCGCATCCAAATTCTGGATGAGCCAATCTCTCACCTTTCATAGTTAATAAAAGATTTTTTAAATTATGTTTAGCTTGTTCCAAGGTAGTTTTAGTTTTTCTAAAAATACCATCATTAGCAAATCCCAATGGAAATGCTAAACCTATAAAGGTATCTGGATCTTGGTCTTTTTCTCTTGAACTCCCCATTTTATTTATTTTTCTTATCCATTGCTTTTATTAAAGAACTATAATCTCGTGTTAATGCATCTTGTGTTGCTTGAGGTACATCTTCCACTCTAACTCCTGGTACACTTTTGATAGTCTGAACCGCTCCTATTTCTCTCCTTTGTTCATCACTTCCTGCACCACGAATATCACCATATCCTAATAATTCTGCTGTTCTTGATGAATCAAAAGTTTCTCCGCTTAGAGTAGGATAATCTTCAAAACCTTCTTTTGGTGCTCCTTTAAATCCGGCTGTCTCATTTAAAATTTTATTAAGAGTTTTATCTTTAGAATAAACTACAGGTTCTTCAGTAACTTTAGGTGTTGAAACTACCTTTGGTTTTGTTTTGGTTTTAATAGATTTACCTTCAGTAATAAATATTTTATTTATTTCTTTTTGTACTTCTTCTCGTACAGTTTTAGCTATATATTTTTTAAGTCCTTCTAACTTCATTTTATTATCTCCTAGTTTGTAACTTATTTTTTACCTATGTTATTTAAAGTTTCTCTGGCACTTTTTAATCCGTCTAATGCCTGCTTGATTGCACTCTTACCTTGTTCTTTAACTACTTCTTTAAGATCATCCGCCTGTTCTTTAGATTTTTCTCTTACTATAAGTGCCACTCCCGGTGAAAGGGCTGGGCCAGTTGGTGTTATAATTGGTGCAAGTGCTAACCCCTCTTGAGTTTTAATAGTAGTATCTAATCCCTTTATAATCTTTTCATTAGAGTCTAGCCTTTTTTCTATCTCTTCTAAATCTTCAGTTTTATTATTCAAGTCTTTTCTTAACTTCTCAATATCTTCCCTGGTGAGAGTACCTTCATATTCCCCAACAGAAATTTTTGCCTCTACCGCATATATTCCATTTAGCTTTGATTGTAAATACTTTTCTAATTGTTTACCTAATGGTGTTTTTGCCATAATTAACCTCTAATAGCTGCTACGGCGGTTGGTGTTCGTACTTTACCTGTTGGGCCTTTACTAAAGACTCCAGCTACCCCACTAGCGAATGTATCATATAAATTTCCATGCTTTTGTTGGATTCCGAAACTTTTTGCCGCCGTTCTTAAATTATTTGTAGTGATTCCAAACTCGGAATTTTCTCCTATTCTAACTTTCCATCTTTCTCCAACTTCTCCACCACTTGGTAATTTAATTTCCACTCTTGATTTAGATCCAGTTTTAATTATATCCCCATTGTATAATTTATGTTTAGGCTTGCCTTTTGTACCATTTACAGTTACTTTTCCCAAAGGTAATGTTATGATTCCCAGTGGAGTCTCTAGTACTCGTATAGTATTTTCTTCAACCATATGGGTTTCCCAAATTATTTGTCGTTCACCGTTATCATCTATAGTTACTGTTTTTACTAATTGTTCTGTTTTCGGCATATTCTAATATCCTGAATTGGTTATATAATCGTTAAGTTCTTCATCAGATTTCTTCGTGGGTGGATTACCTTCTGGATTTGTTTCATTCTTATATTTCGAATTAAATATTTGTCGTTGTATACTTTTTAAAATTGCTGTCTCTGAACTGAAAACGGCTCCCTGTACAGGTCCGCCTGATACAGTATTTACCTGGACACCACTAACAAATTTATCCATTATACTAACAAGTTGATCTACTAAGTCTCTTATAAAATTTCCATGAACATATGGTTGTCCATTAATAAATATCTCAGGAGAATTAATAGAGACTTTTTTAAACCCATTGATAAATATTTCTTCTTTTTTAGATTGAAAAATCAACCTATCACTTTCTATTACTATTTGGTCTCCTGTTAATTCTGGAAATTCATCTACCCCTTTAACTCTTTGTTTTAAATCTAAAGGTATTCTACTACCTTCTAAATAAATAACACTTCCTTCATTATCGAAATATGGTGTAAATAAACCATCCTCATTAAATTTATTTGTATTATTTGTTATTCTCAAACAAGGCTGGGTTTCATTCTTACTGGTAAATTGTATAGTTTGGCCGAATCTACCATTAATAAATTTATCCCCATCTTTATATCTTGGTAATGGTACAGTCTTTGTAACTTTGGTATCTTGAATTATAGCTGCTCTTTCCATTTCTGATGTAGTTGCATTACCAGAAAGTGCTGGAGAAAAAATATTAAAATTTAAACTTCTATTTGCACTCCAATCTCTTATATAATAAAGTTCTGTTGCTTCTGGTGGAACTCCATATTCAAATACCATAACATATTCATTTTCAGAAGGTAAATCAAAATCTCTAAGTGAAAATGGTTTTATCCATCTATTCTTTAATGTAGTATTTTTTTCAGAAGTAACTAACCTACCTTGTATTGCTCCATATAATCCGGCATCTGAATTGTTACCTACAATATATACTTCTTTAACTTCACATATATCAAACTGAATATAACGATACGCATCGGAATACTTTCGTATCATATGATACGCCTGATTTTGATTTACAAATCCATCAATACCTTTATCTACTACTACAGTATTATTTTCAATTATCGGCATTTACTTTTTCTTTACTGTTTACTACATCTGTGTATTCTTGTGCTTCTTGTGCAACTTTTTCTATCGAACCTACTAATTGTTCTTTTTCTTTATCAGATAACCCAAATTCATCTTCTGAACCTTTACTTTCAGAACTAACTAATCGTTGAACTATTGATGCCATCTTTACCAATTGTTCATCATTTTTTACTTTAATTTCTAAATATTCTTTAACCGCAGGGATTAACTGTACTGCAGTATCACCATCTTTAATGAATCCCACTATCTCTTTTATAAGAATATCTAACTGTTTCTTATTAGTTGTTGAATTATCATAGATGTCTTTGAATACATCGGATAACGATTTTCCTTCAAATACTTTAAAATCTGACATTTGTTTTCTCGTGTTGTTTGAATTAGATTGACTCTAATATAAATATAACTTTAAATTTATTCTGTTTTATATAAATATATACTAAAAAAAGAAATTCTCATATATAAATAGTTATATAAGAGGACTTTTTATAGTCCTAATTAATGCAATACTAAACTAACTGGAGAAAAACCAATGAGTGAAGTAGTAACAATGGTCAAAGGATGGGTAGAAGACATAGCGTCTCTATTGTTATCCTTTGTAGCCATCGGAGCCATAGGCGAAGTATTATTCGGCAGTGGTTTCTTTGGTGTTAATGTTATTAGTAACCTAACATCTATTATAAATGGTTTCGGAGAATCTGGCTTTGCTGGATTAGTCGCGCTATTGGTGTTGGTGGGTTTATTTCGCAAGTAAATGAGATGTGACATCCCGTCACTCACATCTATGCATGAAAAACCCCGATTTAGTCGGGGTTTTTTGTTTTTATAAGTTAGATAGAATCATCGTCCCAAAACGAATTAGTATTATTTAATCCTATAAGTTTGTTCATTTCTTCAGTAACTAATTCTCTATAATAACCATTACCATTCTTATATTCCAAAGATATATTGGCCTTTTTGTAATGTTTCATTTTCATCAAATCTTTAAGTGTATACTTTTTCTTCTTTACTATAGTAGATAATTTCTTATTATCTTCTTTTGATAAAATTATACTCGTAAGTAATGGTGGTAATATCTCTTTTAACTTTTCGATTGTTATTGGTTCTTTTATATATTCATCCATAAGATATTTAGAAACTAATTTTCTTGAATAAACATGGTCATATGTGGGGCTCTTTCCTTTAGGAATTATTAAACCCTTAGATTTTAATCCACAAGGAAATCCAATAATAGAAAATTCATATAGTAAATTACTTATGGTTCGTTCAAATCTTGCAATTTGATCACCATTATATACTAAATGTTTTTTTCGCCAGACCAGTTCAAATTGATCGATAAGATTAACAAGCTCTGATTCTTGTCTTTTTTTTAATTTAATTTCTTGCATAACCTTGGTTTTTCATAAATTAAATAGAATTAAGCGTTAAATATAGAACCTGTATTGGTGGTGTCTATTTGTCCTAAGTTTTGATAATCATATATCATATCTTTATAATGTTTTTTCATTACATTAATAACTCTAGTAATATGTTGAGTATTAGAACCTGTCATTTCACGAATAAGAATATACAAAGCTTTCTTATTGAAA